CGTCAAGGTTGCCAAGCGCGCACCATCGGCATACAACAAGCACATGAAGAAAGAACTTGCACGTCTAAAGAAGAAACATCCGAAGACACCACATGCGACGTTGTTCAAGAAAGCCGCCAAGTCTTGGAAGGGATCGAAGAAAAAGAAAGGTGGTAAAAAGTGAAAGTCCTTGCCAAGTATCACAGTTGTCTTGACATCACTCAGACGGCACCGAACAATTACGACTTAACCGCAGTTTCAACCATTGGATCTAATACTCAATGGGAGAAGGTCAGCGGTCAAATCTTTGCTTCGTCCACGTACTTTGACCTCGCTGGTTTGGCCATCGACGAGAAGACCATCTTCCCTTCTGGTATTACTTGTCAACGTGGAACATCACCGCTTCTAAACGGCGGAGCACCTGGAGACAATTTCATCATGCTCGATGTAATCTCATCTATTCCCATTGACTTGGCCAACGACGTCCTCAACTGGTTTAACGTGGGTCCCGGTTTTCCCGGTTCCACGTTGAACTTTGAACACGTACTCTACATGCGCGGTCAGCGATGGACGGTTGATGTTGACACCAATGCTACCTTTCCTCTGAAAGCCGATGAGTGGCAAGCGGGTTCCATGATGCCGTCGGCGTCGGACCGATTGTATTCTTATCGTGTGGTCCTGATCAACACCGGCAACGCGTCCACCCGTATTCTAACTCCAAGTGGTCGCCACGTCATGCAGGTTGAAGCGATCGAAGAACCAACGTTTGAATATCTCATGAGGCTGAAGAGGTCTTACGATCTTCAGCAAACACCGGACGTGGATTGATGAACTCCATCTTTGACGATGAAGAACAAGTCGTCTACCGTCAATCGCGCATGACGATGCCTATGCTTGCACCATTGGCAGCAGGAAGCGGTTATCTCATGCCGTCGTCATCACCAACCCTAGAACGGGCCACGTACGTCATCGAGAACAAACGTAAGAGAACTGTTTTTGAAGCTCTTGAACGTCTTCCAGAACCTCCCCCAATTACGGCGTTTCCAGGGGGTCTTCAACGCGTCCTACGTAAACCGCTCGTAATTTACACGGCTGCTTATTTTTTAGCAGCTGGTTTCATTATTGTCGACCCATTAAACAGGTTGGACGGTGGTTTAATTGACTGAAACTGAAACTGAAACTGAAGCCCGCACATCAAAAACAACTCGCTTTGCCGAATGGTTGATGGCACGTGAAGAGCGACGCCAGGAGAAAGAATCCAACTTGGAAGGTATGATCCGACTCAACGTTCTTGTGTCCTTTCTTACTCTCGGTTTGGTCGGTGGCTTCGAGGCTGTTCAACTTGGCCTCAGCCTAATCCCGTATCTTTGAAGCGCACACATCACACACCCAAACATCTGGGCAGTATTTGCGACGTCCCCATTTTGGGTTAAAGAACGCCAAGACTGGTGCCATCCTCAACGCAAGATCCGGGACGTCGCCCTGGTATCCACACATCGCGCACGTGGCTTTCATTGAGATGCACACTCAGAACAAACGCCTAGCAGACCATCAGGACTAGCGCAAGCAAACTCAAGCCACGAAAGAAGATAGTATTGGCCGCACATGGCACAAAGAAACTCATTCATTCTGCCCACTTCCTATGACATTCACTTGAACAGATCGTGTATTCTTCGATCGTTTCGTATTCCAAGTCGTGCTCAACAATAGTAATGTAATGCAGCAACATGGCCATTGGCCGTTCACACCATGCGCATTCCATCAAAGATCACCCGCACGTTCTGTCCATCGCTTCACAACTGGGTCAAGACCTTTCTTCAAGCAAGCCACGCAATCACGTGGAACGCGCTTGGCGGTGTAAGAGCCCCAGGTCTCGCCACAGGATGTGCATTCAGCGTAATGCTTGAACACTTCTTCCGTTGGTGTGCTGTCTTCGAGTAACTTTTGCCGCACCCACTTGCTAAAGTTGTCAATCTTTTGGGCTTTCTCGTACGAAGTGGGGCATAGTGAGACCATTTTGTGTCGCATGGTTGACCCTAAGTGCATGGTCAATATATACATATCCCACCCAAAGTGAGGGGTACCCCTATATCCGATGGCTGGTGACGATACAGGGAGGGATGGGTGGGGACCATCGTGACGGCGCTGTGAGAATAAAGAAGATTGAGGTGCTGGATTAAGTACCGGCGCATCGTTAGTTTTGGTTGGTCGGGGGAGCCGGCTCGCTGCTTAGTTAACCAAGAAAACCCCCGACCACCCCAGAGATGATTACGATGGCAAACAAAAAGACGAGCGTGTTTACGCTAACCGAGAGACTGACCATGACGGCTGGAACCGTTGACACTGACTTTTTCGCAACTGTGGACATTGGTTCATATGTTGACGTTGGCGACCGCCAGGCGTTGCAGATCCACAAGGTGACCTATGTTTGGCAAGGTGCTACTGCTGGCGCATCTGTCGCCGCTGCTCTTGGCAACGGTCAAGCAATGTGCCAATTGACAGACCTCAACCGTGGTGGCGTTGTCTTTGCTGATGACCGAGCCCTGGTATCAAGCGGAGTTTTGATTCATGACCAAGATGCATACCTTACCAACGTGGCCGACTTTTTCCCGGACAACTTTGGAAAGGGATCTGATGACGGGCGATTTGTTGTGAACGATCAACTTTACCTCACCGCACGTTCCACCTCGCTCCCTGCCAACCTCAACGTCACAGTGATGATTGAGGCTAGCATTGTTTCCTTGACCGCCAAGGACTTCATGGCCATCGCAATCCAGTCAACCGCTGCAGACAACTGAGGGTGATTCCCTTGGTTAAGATTGAAGGTACGCTCGAAGAAATCCGAGCTATGTTTGCTGAGGGTGCAAAAGCCCAGGCAAAGATTGAGGCAAAGAAAGCCGGTAAAGCCGTTGTTAAGAAAGCCGTCAAGGTTGCCAAGCGCGCACCATCGGCATACAACAAGCACATGAAGAAAGAACTTGCACGTCTAAAGAAGAAACATCCGAAGACACCACATGCGACGTTGTTCAAGAAAGCCGCCAAGTC